TCGGCACCTCCTGTAATGGCGAGACCGTTTCCATCTGGTTCTACTCCTGAGTCGTGTGTTGGGCGGATCGTCCCGGTGACAATCTCAGACGCCGCAACTTGATCTGTGACGCAGCGATAATTCTTACCATCTGAGCTGCGAAGCAGTCCTGCGGGATTACCAGCAGCGCCTACCAAGCGCTTGCCAGGCTCCCACGGTGGTATCTCGTGGCCATCCTGCTGCTCGATGTAGAACAGCGATCCGACATGACCTGCGAGGAAGATGCTTTGAGTGGCTGTCAGGGTTACGATCCCGAGCCCAGCTGAAGCGTGGACAAAGCTCGTCTGTATCAGGTTCGGTGTCTGGAATGGGCCATTCTCGAATACCGCATCCACGATCTCAAATGAATTGGCACTGAGCCGACGGAACTCTTGAGGCCAATGATCAGTGTGAACCAACGTCATGACGTCAGCTGACTGCGTGAATCGAACATCAGCCAGTTCATCAGAGGTGTATGGACTGACAACAGCTAAGAGACCGCGTATCTCACCTCCGCTTACATAGACACCGAATGAGGTTCCATTTCCTTGAACTTTGAACTGAGTAGCACTAACTACGTTCCGAACGAGGAAGTAGCCATAGAGGAAGTGTGCACCAGCGGCGTTCATGTTTGAGATGTTGATTCCCTGACCGGCAACCAAACCATGAGGCGCAGCCGTAGTAACGAGCCTCGTATAGTTTGGAGCAGATAGAATCGTGACGTCAGTAATTGTAGCCAAGATCCCTACGTTGTCGACTACTGCTCCCTCAGTGAAGATCGAGACATTGAGATCGCCGAACGCGAGCGCGTACGACTGCTCCTCAGAGAAGATGAACGGGAGAACTATCGAGGGCATCTCAGGATCTGGCGCAGTCGCAACGAGCTCAGTTCCTGGACGTCCAGTCACACCCCCTGTGGGTCGGACTATGCAGTCACGACAGCGCTTGAGTGCAGTGGCGTATCGAGCGAGATCCACCCTTCCATATATGGCGGGAGAGACCTCTCCAGCGGCCATGCTTACTTGGGAAAGTTTCGGCATTGCTCACCGGATAGAAATGGATGGGGAGTCGGCTTCTCTGTCCTGCTGGCTTTCGTTCAGTGCGTTGGCTTTGTTCGTAATGCTGCACGCGTTGTACTGATTCCAGGCATTGCCTATGTAGTCCTTCTCCACCTGAAGTGCAGGACCAGCCAGTGCGGCAAGCCTCCAAGCAATCGAATCGAACAACCCCTTGTCGAAGAGCGCTGCGTTCGTGAGTGCTCTAGTGCACATGGCGTAAGCAGGATCCAAGTCAGTCAGAACTAGAGTCTTTGACTCGTCGTCCTTGACAGCCAGTGTGAATGGAATCTTCGGAAGGAGGAACTCTTGCTCAGACCATTGCGTAAAGATCGAGCGCGACAGGATCCGAGCTCCGCTCTCATCACAGATTTGCCGTATGGCCAAGCAGTGTGCAGGGTAGGCATAGACCTTGTCCCATCCAATGAATGTCGTATTCGCTTCCTCAGCCAGAGCCACGACCATGTTGGCACACGGCCAGGGAAAATCCCTGAGCACGTAGTCTCGACATGTAGCATAGAATCGACCGAGCACACGAGCCTGAACTGAGGCTTCAGTTTCGCTCTGCACAGTGACGCTCATCCCGAGATGGGAGAGCGACTGATTCCAAAGATCAACTACTGCAGTCATAGTTAGAACCCGAACCCAAATCCTTTACCGAAGTACATGCCCTTCGTCTTCACAGAGGGAGCTGCAGCAGCTAGCCCAGCGTACAGCTTCAGATTGGCCGACCGTTCCCCCGCTGTAGCTGCGCCAGGGTAAGCGGCACCACGCCATGGAACAACCCACAGCATGACGGAGTGCCGCTTACGAGGAGTGTCAGCAGCCATTACGGACCTGCCGCGATCTCACCACGATCCGCTGTGGTTGTGTCGTCAGCGAACGTGGCTTTCTGGTCAATCGTGGTAGAGTCGTCAGCATACAGCCTGTACTGTGCTGCGGTCTGAGTCGAACGATTCCTCCAAGCCTTGTACAGGAAGTTGATCTTGACTGCGAGCGAAGCTGTCGCAGCAGGCAGGATTTGTCCAGGCTCTGCGTAGGTATCGACGTTGACGACATCGAGCACCTCGGCGTTGACATCAGCTTTTGCCTGTGCAGCGAGCGAGCCAACCGAGCCGGTGACGTTGCCTCCAACGTTGCCAGTGACGGAGCCGACAGCACCTGTGACTGATCCCACAGAGCCAGTGACGTTGCCAGCTACGCTTGCGACGGAGCCGACCACGTTACCACCGACGTTGCCTGTAACGCTACCTACAGATCCCGTGACAGATGCCACAGCTCCGGAGACGCTACCGACTGAGGTGACCGTGGGGATCGTAACGCCTGTGAGCGTAATGGGTCCACCTGTAAAGGCAAGCTCTGCGTTGTCAGCTGCGGTCGAGTTCCCTGAGAAGCGGATCGCATCAGACAGAACGTATTCACCGAAGCTACCGGCAGCGACGTGACCAGCACGTGCTTCGTCCCAGACAGCATCGGCGATAGTTGCCACAGTAGCAGCATCTATGCCCAGATCCTTGATAACGAAGACCGAGTCAGACGAGGGGTTGACTGCCCAGTTCGGTGCTACAGATGCAACCTTTGTGGAGCCAACATATGCAGTGATCTGTCGAGCCTGACCTGCTCCGGTACCAGAGAGAATCCGGATTGTCTGATACCTGTAGAGGTCATCAGTCGCTGAGGCTGAAGCGTCAAGCGTAATACTTGCAGATGACCCTGCCTGAGCTGTTGCGTTTCTAACAGCTTGCAGTATCAGTCCATAGCTGTTCGCAGTGGTATGCCCAGCCTGCAGTTCGTCCCAGACAGCCGCAGCATTCTGTGCTGCAGTTGGAGCAGAGGCTCCAGGGATTGCGCCGAAGGGGCGGACCACGAAGACAGAAGTGTTGTCAGGGTTGGTAGCCCAGCTCGAGACTGTCGCCACCTTCGTGGCTCCAACGTACGAGGTGACGATTCGACCTTGGCCAACGCCAGTACCAGACACGATGTGTATGAACTGATCCTTGTAGAAATCGTTGACAGCTGAAGCCGAGGCGTCCAACGTAATCGTGGTGCCCGAGCCTGCCTGTGCAGTCGCTGAACGAATCGTAAAGGCCCAGGCGCCATATGAACCAGCAGCAACATGTCCTGAAGCTGCCTCGTCCCATACCTGGTCAGCAATAGCGTTGATGTTCGCCGCAGAGATCGAGACACCACCGGCTGTGATCGACAGTTCGCCAGCGCCTGATCCATTCTTGATCGTGACGACAGGGTAGCCGTTGGTATCGACTGTTGCAGCTGCCTGTCCTTTCCAGTGGGAAACGTTGACTTCGGGACGACCAGAGGCGAAGGTGCCAGCCGTACCACCGAAGTGCGTGACGTCCGCCTTGAGTTCCGAACCAGACTCCTGCGGGTAGAGCACGATGGGGACGGTCTTACCTTCAGCGCTCTTCACGATGATCGCTACCGTGTCAGCGTTCATCTCCGTGGACGTAAGATCCAGGAAGTACATGCCACTCGACGTAGCGATCTGGGTTGCTTCGTTAGTGCAGTCAGCGAAGGTACCACCGTCCTTACTGACTTCAGAGTCAAGGCTGGTTGCGCCTGCGACCGGGTCCCCGTCAGCGTCCAAGATCGGGAAGGTTACCCGATACGCTTGGTTCTTGACTGGTACGAAGGTTGCGTCTGTGGATGCCATCTAAATCTCCTTACCAGCCTCGACCAAAACGCGAAGCTATAGTATTCATGCCAGGGATTCCCCGGAATCGATTTTGAGCTGGCTGACCAGCTTGAACTATGACAGGGTGATCTGAATCAAAGGTAGCACCAGTGACAGTCAGATCTCCTCCTGCATCAAGACCAGCATTTGCCTGGGTAGCATTGTTGGTTGCAAGATCCCAGTAACCGATCAGGCTAGCAGCTGCAATGGTAGATGCTGCTTGCCCACCAAGATAAAGCGTAATGTCTCCATCTGAGAGCGCTGAGTTCCAGATCGCTACTTCAGCAAGCTTACCAGTGTAGTCCTGTGATCCACCGAAGCCCTCCCCCAATCTAATGAACTGCATAGCGTTAGCAACGGCCTTGGATGTGGTATTCTGTCCAGTGTTGCCGAAAGCCTGAACGTACAAGTCCCTTAGCGTTGCATTGGTAAACCGACCAACGTAGCCAGCCCAGACACCATCGATGTTGACACTGGAGACAACAGCATCTGCACCTGTAGTATCTTGAGAAGTAGCCCACCACCGGTCGTCTACCGTAGAACTTTGTAATGTGTGAGAGTCGTTCTGACTACCAGAATTGTTACCAAAGGATACAAAACGATCCGTGGCAACCGGGTGAGTCGTGACTTTGAGAAAGCAACCCATTGTGACTGGGTGACCATTGTACGTTGATGTGAACGTACCGGTCATCGTGTCGTTGGCGCCGTCGAATGAATAACTCATCCAGCCCTCGGAGTTACGTCGTCGAATCCAGTCACGAGCCCGCTCTGGTATTGCGTGACCATGTTAGAATGCACGGCGCTACCGGGGTGAACGATGTTCTCGGCGTACCCGTATCGCATGGCCGCATGGCCCATGTAGATCGGATGGTCCACGGTGACGCCGCCCGGGCCGTCGCTGCGAATCCAGTAGCAGTAATGGCGCATGCCGATGGCGGCCATGTCGTTTGAGTTGCGAGGCTTCATTCCAATTGGACCGGTCTGTTCAAAGATCGGGGTCGGCGAAATCGTGCGATTTCCATTGCCGCCCTGATAGTGCGGCGTACCTGGCACAGTACCGGAAGATTTCCAGACGCGGACAAGGCCGGTATTAGCCCGGAACTTCCAACCATTCACATTAGCTTGCGCCGTTGTGTATGGGTTGTAGCAGAGTTCAAAAATGAAGTCTGTCCATTTGCCGCGGTCGCTACCGGCGACTGCCAGTGCTTGCACCGGGGCCATAGCGATTCTTCTCTCGTGCAGCCCTTGAACAATGCCGGTCGTGCTCCAGTCTACGTGTAGGCACCACCAAAGATCGGCGCCAACCTCGGCGGCAGTAATGGGGTTGCCAGTTTGCGCGTTGAAATAGTTCAGGCCGGGGTCTGGACGAATAAGGTGCATGGACATCGACGTTGAAGTCGCCGAACCCTTGAGGTTGTTCTCCAGAATTTGCGGACCTGAGCCGTGGCCATCCAGCGGATTGTCCGCTTGATGGTTACGATGCAAATAAACCGAAAATCCGAAGAAAAACCGGGTATCCCACGCCGCGCCAACTTGATCTTCTTTGCCCCACGCAAACTCAGTGCGCGGCTTGCACTTCGTGCCGTCGTGGGCCATATCGAACGGGTCTTCACCCGGAGCGGGCTGGATGTTGAGTGGTTCGTAGTGACGGGTGGGGCCCATGCTACGAGCCTGCCCAGTGATCGGCGGCGCGCCACTGTAACACATGCTACGAAGGAAGTACCCGATCTCACGCGGAGCAATCACGTCGGATACTCCGTTGAACGTGACGGTCTCACCGGAAGTCAGATACAGATCGTAGGCTTCCGAACCTCCTTGCTCAGTCGCGTTGAACGCGCCGGCTGGTGTCAAACCCCCGGTTGCTCCGTAGAGCGTTGACTGGTTGGCTGGCTGAACCTGTGCCGCGGCCTTCAAAAAGATTGCGTTGCCGAAGCGCGCTGTCAAGTTGGTGCGACTGCCCGACTGCTCGGTGAACCGTCCGCTGGAATAGTCAGCAGCTGCGTACAGGATTCGTGAACCAGGAACTGAGCTGTCGAATGCGTATGGACCGAAGATTGCAACCTTCTTGGCCACGCAGCGGTAGTAGACTCGAACGCCTTGAGTCAGCCCGGTGTGATCTTTCGGACTCGATCCCAGATTTACAGCGATGGCTGTCCACGGTCCAGACCCCACGCCTGTGCCAGAGTTGCCGTTCATCGAGAAATCGATATCGAAGTCGTCAGGTACAGCTCCGTTGGGTCCAGCCGAGAATGTCAGGCGGTTCGCTGTGTTGTTCAGAGGAGCCGCCGAGAAGACCGGAATGTCAGGGGTGGATGGTACTGAGCTGACGACCACAGCATTAGAGATTGCCGAGTAAACTCCTACGTTGGCGTTGGCTGACGCATCCTTCGCACGAGTTTTGTAGGTGTAGCTGCCGTCAGGTACTCCAGTCTCGATATATGGCCATGTCCCAGTGTAGGCAGCCTGACGCGTGAGGAACGTGCCGCCATTGTCTGATCGAGCAATCTGGTAGCTCGCGATTCCACTAGCATCGGTGGCAGGAGTCGTGAGCGGAACCGTGACAGTTGATCCACTTGCAGTGACTGTGCCGAGAACAGCAGTTGTCGGTGCAATGACGTCTGGATCTGAGACAGTGAACGATATAACGACATCTGAGTTATCGAAACCATCATTCGCGCGAACTGTCATTGAATAGTTACCAACAGTGGTAAAGGCACCATTGATAGCTTGACCATTCGATGAGAGTCCAACTCCTGGGACGTTGTTAGATATAACGCTGTAAGTCCGTGCCTGTCCCTGATCGATGTCTGTGCAGACCAGATTCAGATCGAGGAAATATGCTTGACCAACATTCCCAACCTGAGCCGGTACATCCCAGACTGGAGCTGTGTTGGGATCAGTAGAAGCAACTAGTGGTGCAGACAATGCAGAAGCACCACCCACGTTGAATGCTTGAACATTGAACGTATAAGGCGTGCCAGGAGTCAGTCCCGTGACTGAAATGAGTGATGTGAGAACCGGCAACCCGAAAGGAGCAGCGTTGAGATAGACTTGATATTGAATCGCACTCGGAACATCAGTCCAACCAACATCGAGCTCAGACGCGCTCTGATCAATGACAAATAACCCAGTGGGTGCACCTGGAGGTTGGACACTCGAATCAGCGAGAACCCCGTAGGCTTTGATTGCCACTCGATGAGCCCCCCGAGGTTAGAAGTGTCCGACCAATCCGGTTGCTGTGGTTCCTGCGGCCTTGACGATTCGACAGATGACCGGGACAACCGAGCCCGCAGTCAGAGTGTAGGTAATCGTTTGTGCATCGTCGTTGCCAGCAGGCACGACAACCACATCACCTGCGCCATTCACGATAACCATCTGAGGCTGAGCGCTACCCTGAAAGTTCGTCAGGGGGTTGGTGTCATGAGGCGTGATGGCCTTCGCGCAGGAAGGAAATCGGGTGACATAAGCCAGGTCATCAGTTCTGGGAAGACCCATGAATTACTCCTTGGCTTCAGCTCTCCGCCTACGGCGACGAGCATTCTTGTCCTCTACGACCTCTGGCTCTGGTTCCGGCTCCTCGGCAGGTTCCTCAGGAGGAGCCTTGAACGAGAGTTGCTCAGCGACGAGAACTGCGGTGTCCGGACCAGGCTTGGGCAGAACCGGGCCACTCGGTGGAGGAGCGTCGAAGTTGACTGCCTCCATCCACCGGTGACTGAAGTCCTTGATGTCCTTGATTTCGAAGATCTCCCCTTCGCGTCGTCTCCGGCCGTCGTAGTATCCCACGACCACGCCTTCCTCGATCCCGATGGTAGCCTTCACTTTCATCTCGGACATAGGACCTCACTTAGCTGATGGTCAGCGCATCCGGGTAGTAGTCCATCGTCTGGATCATCGACTGCGGCTGCAGGAAGCTCGTCACAGTCAATGTTGGCGTCGTGCCCGTCAGGGTGTACCGAACTGCCAGGAATGCAGCGGCCTCCGAGATGAGGCTGGGCGGCAGTGGCATCGCGAAGATGAAGCCTGCCACGAGCAGGTCAGCGTCCTCGTTCGGTGCAGTCGGTGTACCGGCCTGGAAGATGCGCCGGTTGAGCAGTCGACGTCCAGTCGTGATGGCAGCGTTGGTCGCCATCTCGATGTCGAACTGGTAAGTTTCGTCTCCGGTCCCCTGGTCAGCCGCGACATCGACCTGGAAGACCACCGCCATTGGTTCTCCGGAACCCATCGCACGAGCGATGCCGAAGTCCACGACGTTGGTTGCCAGTCCGGTAGCCGAGAGCGCCTGGGCGTCGGAGAACAGAAGCTGTGCATCAATGAACATGTGGGCGTTCTCCTTAGGCCACAGTAGCTTCGGTTTCGAGGAGCTGGTCCACGAGCCGAATCGGGATGCCGCGCAGAGAGACCTTGCGCTGTCCTTCCTCCTGTCCGACCGTCAGATACAGATTCGCCTTCTGCATGGCCTGAATGTCGAGCATCTCGAGGATGGTCCGGTTGGCGTAGAAGATCGGCCGACCCAGCGTCTGCGAAGGCAGGCGATGAATCGCGCGGAGCATGACCTTAATCAAGTCCGCCGCCGAAGATTCTGCGACGAGGTTGGAAATGTCAATGTTCGCGATGCGGACAACGTACCGCCAGTCACGCACGACGAGTCCGGCTTTCCACTGCCAGTGATCCTGGTAGGCACGCATGCGAGAAGTGCCGATACCTGTCGCGCCCTGGACAGTCACGAGTCCGAGATCCTCATGGATCAAGCCTGCCTTCGATCCCTTGGGGAAAACGCCGAACACGGTGTTGGCGCCCCAGGCGACGAGGTAGATGCTCGAGTTGTCCGAGCCTGAGCCGCCAGCCTTGATCACGTTCTGGCCAGTGACTCCGGTGGACAGCGCATAACGAGGCGCGAGTCCGGTGAATTCCTCAGGTGCGATACCGGAGTTACCGTAGACCAGCGTCTGCGCGTATTCCTGGTTCATCGCTTCGAGGAACGCCTGCGCTTCCGAGAGTCGGAACGAGGCAGAGTTGCCGTTCAGCTCTGCGAGATCCTTGTCGACCTCCGAGTATGCCTCCAGCATGCCGGCCTGTTCGTCGGCTTGTGCTGAGGTGCTCTTGCTGGGCGTGACGCCCTGGTTCAGCAAGCGCCATGCAACGGTCGGAAGCGAAGTGCGAACCGTCACCCGGTGGCCCGTCGGGAGGTTACCCTCCATGAAGAGCTGATCCTGGATGATTTCGTTGGTCTGCGACAGCAGCTCAACGATGGTGGGCACCTGGCCATCTGGGTCCAGACGCTTCGCCCAGTCGGCGAGGGTCAGGACAGTGTTGCCGAGGGTAGCCATTCAACTGCTCCTTAAGTCATTACCTGTGAGGTAGGATGGTTGAAGAGTTTCGCAGCTGCCGCGTCTGGGGTCGTTGCCGAAGCCTGCTGCGTCGTCGTCGGTTTGTCTTCAGAGATCTGACGACCAACCTTTTCGAAGAACTTCAGCACCTCGACGTGATTTCCCAGCCCAGTTTCATTGAGCAGATCCTTCAGCGCCGGAGACCCGAATCGAGCCAACGCCGCTTGCGCCACCTGGACATTTTCCTGGTAGCGATTTCCACCGAAATCCTTATCAGATTTCGCCTGTGTCTCCCAGGACTCTCGTTGAGCCATGTAGAGATCAGAGATCACCTTATCCTGACGAGCGAGTTCGGCATGGAACGCAGGGAGGAGCTTCGTCAATTGATCCTGTGTTACGCCGGCCTCTTTGAGGACGGGCTCGAACACTTTGATTGACTCGGCATCCAACTCGACGGGCTTGCCGTCAGCTCCGTTCGCTTTGAACTCGTACTTGTCGGGGGGTTTCGGTGCGTCAGCTGGCTTTTGATCGGCAGGCTTTTGATCGCCATCCGGTTTTGCGGCTGACTGTGAGGGATCTGGCTTCTGATCTGCGGGCTTCCCGTCAACGGGAGCAGTTGAACTTGTACCGTCAGCGGGTTTCTGATCGTCTGCCACGAGCTCTCTCCTTTAGCACGACTACTGTACGCCAGTTCGACCTCAATTGGAATGTTCGGCGTTCTCCCGGAGCATCGTAATCAGCAATTCTACGTCGACTGCTTCGATTTCTCCCCAGATCTTCACGCCAACAGATCGGATTCCGTTGTCATAGTAGACCTGAGCGCTCGGAACGAACGGTGCACGGAACACACCACAGTGCGCAAGCAGCCGTCGTATATAACGTCTGCCTTCAGGCATCGCAAGAACAGCCTTGAGATCGGCCTGCGCCAGTTTGTCGGCGTCCTTGACCTTTCTGCCTTGTTCTCGAACCTGCTTCGGGTCAGCCGCGTTCTGCTGTGGCTGTTCCGTTGCCATTAGCCGGCGACTCCGATCTCGCCTTCTCCCTCGATTGTCAGGGAGGTCGCTGCGGACGCTCCTCCAACGAGGAAGTCCGCGACATCGATTCTCATACGACCATACCAATCGTAGACGTCGTTGGCCGGAATGCCTTTGCCTTGACCGATGACCTCGGTGCCAGCAACGTTGCCGCCTGTTGCGCCAAGCCACAATGAGAACGTGACTGCGCCGCCAGTCTTGTTCACGATCCTGATGTGATGCAGGATGATGTACTGACCTGAAGAGCCAGCGCCTACGCCTCCTGAGGCTGCAGGGGGGTTGAGGATGTTGGTCGTGAGCGTATTGGACAACGCTACAGGACCAAACCTAAAAGCTTTGTTCTGCACGAACTGTCTCCTTAGAATGCGGGGACTTCACCCCACAGGACATTAACACTAAAACTCCAGGTCATCGCGGCTGGGAAAGCGTTTGCACCAGTCCGAATGACGAAACCTTCTTGATTCGCAAGCACAAGTGGGTGCTGTCCTTCTCCGTCAGCATCGAGCAAAGCATATGGAGAAATGAGTGGCAAGTCAGCAGATACCGTAATGGCACCTGTTCCTACGCCTTGTGAGATCGCTCCCATATCAGTAGTATCCAGAGTCTTCGTTCCAGCAGTCAACGCTGCAGTGGTACAAATTCCGGCATCGTTTACCTCAGACGTTGCCATCGAGGTTCGGAGCTGACAGAAGTCACCCGTAAGATTCAAGCGAGTACCACCTGAACCAGCAGCAGTCCATGATCGAGCAGCTGTGAGTCTGAAAGCGATAAGAGCTGCCGCTGATGCTGCTACGTTAAGTCCAGCTGTGATGGAGACTTTGTAAACCAGTGCAATACGTGAGGCAGCAGTTACATACCTGAACTGGAAGATCTCCGAGTTGGCACCAAGTGCAGCCGCCATCGTACCACTGGTAGCTCCTAACCGGAAGTAACCCCCAACACCGTATGGGTGTGGATGTCGAACCGTGTGTAATGGAACAGACGCGACTGCTCCAATTGATGCAATTTCTGTGCCTGCGCCACTTTCTAAAACGGCCATGTTATCCTCACGCGAAAACCAGGTAAGAGAACCTCACGTTTCCCTTCACCCGGCCTATCCTCAACGCGGATCCACCAGCAATTGCGTCTGGATCTTTGAGGCCGGGAATAACTGCAGTTACGGGTTGACTCCCGTGTTGAGCTCGAGGACGCAGAATGATCATAGGTGGTGTTTGCCACTTCACAACAGCTGAGCCCGAACCTGGCTCAACAGCGATAACTGACACTGGCTGCATCTCAGCCTCGTCTGCTCGAGTGCCTTTCCCAGTGTACGGTCCCGGAGCTTGCCAACAAAGTACTTTACTCGTTGGTGCAATTCCAGCATCTGTAATCGTGAATTTCCCTTGAGCCTTAGGAGTAGACCCGATGTCTGTTTCGACAGTCGTAGCTGATCCTCCACCTCCTCCAGGTGCTCCTGCTGCTCCTGCAGGACCAGGAATCATCAGGGGTGGATCCGGATCAATTCCTTCAACATTCAGAACTGCAGCCGGTCCATCCGTGCTCCCAGTACCTGGAGTCGAGGGAGGAAGTGGAACCTGCGTGTGCGCCTGAATTGGGTAGTAGATGTCCCCATCATGCGGTGTTGCGATTTCCTGGATTTCGCGTGTCATGCCATACCTAGGACTTGTTCGAGAGCGTTACCACCATTGAGCGGTGTCTCGGACATTGTCTTACCCGCAGTCGCTGCATCCTTCAGGGGTTGCGCTGCTGCGGCAAGTTGCTGTGCTTGTTGCTCCTGTGCGCGAGATTCGCGTGCAGCTGCGACATCGTCATCAGAGTAGATGATCTGTGGCGCAGTGCCGAGAGCGAACGCGTACTCATCCACAGCCTCGTCGAAGTTCAGCTTGTCCATGACAGTCGGCGGCATACCTGCCTTCACTTGCCCTTCTGCCAAGATTGATACGAACGATGTAAGCCTTTCGATGCCGCTCGTAGCGATCAATCGCTGCGCCTGCGCGAGAATCGAGATGTACTCGATCTTCAGTGATTGTCCCTGGATCTCAGGGGGAGCAGGAGGAACCATCCCACGCCTGAGCATAATCGCGAAGGTGCGGTCGATCGCTGGATCGAGCAGCTCCATGTTGAGTCGTTCCAACACGGGACCGAGCATCAGCAGCTTCTCTTCGTGCCGTTCCCGAATCTCCTCAGCCGTGATCTGGCGACGATCCGTCATCGTCAGCATCAGGAACAAGTCCACGTACATCGCCTGGCGTACGTCCGACTTCATCTCCTGGATGTCTTCGAGCAGTGCCGAGATCTCAGGCTTGATCGTATACACAGGCTGGAACCCTGGCGCTCCACCTGTATTGGAGAATGGCGTGTATGTCACATCTCCCGGCAAGAGCGACGTGCGTTGATGTTTGAGATCCGGGTGCGCAGCCATTGGCGGATCGACGTGCTTGTCGATGGCTTGAGCTTTACGCTTCTGCTGAAGTTGAAGGGCCCGGGAACCCCCAAGAACGTCCATAGCAGGGCTGGAACCATAAATATCTTCTCCTTCTGCTAGATCCCATCGTGCAACGAGTCCAGGGAATTCGTAGAAGCCGGACTCTCTGAGTAACCCCGGTTCTTCCTCGGGGCAGTCTTTCTCGAAATGGCAAGACGCGTAAGGCAAATTCCTCGAGTCGGATTTGCCGTACTCGTTCTCAGTGTTGGGCTTGATCGCCTGAACGACCTTGATCCACGTGTGTCTCTTCGATGGATCGTTGACAAGATTCCGTGTCCGCGTCGAGAGTGCGTTGTAACCGTACTCCATCTGAGCCTGGCGCGCAGTCATCGGGATGTCGACAAACAGGGTATCAACCTCCTGCCTGTTCGATGTCGCTATATAATAACGTCCCGGCGCATACGGGTAGCATCGGATCACAGACTTCGCGTCTTCCATGATCGTCTGCGCGTGCGTGCCTATAACGCCAAGATCCTTGTAGCAAATGTAAAGGCCGTTGTAGAAGTTCGATTTGGAGAATATCTCCCGCATCCGAAGCTCTACGATATACAGCCACTCCCTTACGGACTGAACCTGCATCAGCGCCGGGTCCGGCGTGATTAGCCTGAACCATGGTCGAGCGGGAGACGTCAGACCGGCCATCATCCCGCTCGCCAGCACGCGCGTCGAGAGTGCCGGCGTGGGATCGATCATCTTCCGGTTGAGCTTCTCGCCTCGATTGGTCCGGTCGGGATCGAAGAGAGCGCGACCCCTACGTGGCATGAAATTCTCGGAAAGATCCTTCCAGTGTGGAATCCAGGTGGATTGCTCTCCCTCCATCGCGGAGAGCTCTTTCATCAATTCGCGTCGGTCAGCCATTAGGCCCCCAACAAAGTTTTCTTGGGCGAGGTCGTAGACTTCGCTCCACCACCAGATGTGAGGATCGTGGACTGCCTTCCGTACATGGAAGCCAGTCGTTTGCGTATTCGTGCGAACGGTCCATACGTTTGACCCGTTTCGCCTGTAATTGCTGAGGGTGCCATGGTTGGCGCGGGCTTCGGCATCTTCGGCGCACCAAAGCTCATGTCATCCCCCTTCCTTCGATTGTGTCAGAATCGTATGTCGCGTCTTCTGTGGAAGTCGATTGAATGCCCGCCTGGTCAGCTGAGTTGGCTGAAAGCCATAATCGTACGGCCCAGGTGGTGCAGAGCCTTGATAAGCCCTCCACGCTCTCCCTGAAGTCTGAGTTGTGGATTTCCCTAATGCCCACCCCATGATGGAATCGCGGGGTGTTATCTTCCTGAGGACGTTGCGACTGCCTTCAGTGATAAAAGACATTGCAGTACCTCAGTGGCGCGTGTACGGATCGTAATCGGTTTCGGCCCGGTTTACCATGCCGTGTTCGTGCATAACAGCTGTATCTTCGCGTCTTTCGACGGGAAAAGCAAACGTATATGCGAGAGCGTCGCCTCGATCCGGCGAGACTCCGATTCTATCGCGTAAGTCTTCCTTCGATTCGAGTACGAGCTGATCACGGTTGTTGTGGTCATATTCCAGGGAAACTAGGTCACGTTCGAGCGACGGATCCATGTCGATGCAGAGTCCCAATTTAAGAGCCTCTCTTAATTTGGCGAACATCTCAGTGCGGAAATTGCCATACTTAGAATCGTTCGCTTTCCACTTACCCTGGATCTCCTGTACGGGTACCCCGAGCGTACGAAGCCTATCGATAAGTGGACCTCCCACTCCAGTACCATCCACGAAAACCGCATCGGGACGCATGGTCCTATCCTGCGTAAGAGCAAGATCAGTGATCTTCGCAACGAATGGGGACGTGTCTCGAGTCTCGGATCCAGGGATGACAATTCGAGGTATGCTTCTCGCATCAAAGCCTCGGCGGAATTGTATGACATTATTGTCTGCACCTCCTCTCGCGATGTCCACCGCCATAATCAGTGGATCGTAGATTGTAGTGTATGGAAGTCTTTGCTGGGCAAGCGACACCCAGTCACCAGGTATGAACTGCAGATCCGAGGCGCGAGGGTGAAGACCACGGACGCGGACCCTGAAGAAATCCGAGTCCTCGCCATAATCCTCAAGCCACCGTTGAATTTGTTTCTTGTTAGTCCCGGGGACAGTGCGAGAATCGACTCTACGAGGACGCCATCTATGGGCAAGGCGACCGAAGCAATCAAAGAACCGCCCAGAATTTCGGGTGGGATTGCCAAAGACAGCCCATATAATCTCAGTGCTTTCATCGGTTAGGGCTCCTTCGGAAACTTCCCAGATCTTGTCAGGGATAGCTGAGGCTTCGTCGAAGATCAGGATTATGCGTTTGCCTTCGTTATGCAGTCCGGCGAAGGCTTCCGTGTTTTCCTCAGACCAGGGGATCATGTCAATACGCCACGTGCGCTCGTGCTCGACATCGACGCTAAAGAACGCAGTGGCAGTATGTTTGAACCAGTGCTTGTTGATCGCCATGCGATGCCACTTGGCGAGTTCAGGCCATGTCTTGGTTCGCAGCTGATTTTCAGTATTGGCGGTGACCACCCCTTTGCAGTCATCGCAGGTGGACATAGCCCAGTAGATGACCATCGCTACGAGGGCGGACTTACCGACGCCGTGGCCTGAGGCGGTGCTGATTTGGACGACATCAGCAGTATAGAGTTTTTGTAGGGCAGCCTGTATAGCCTGAGTTAAGGACTTACCACCCCTTAAGGCTGTGCCTAATTCATCGAGCCACTCTATCTGCCAAGGTCTTAAAGACTTGTTTTCTAAGGGAGAGCCTTTTTCTCCCCATGGAAAGATGAAGAGTATGCAGCCCAGAGGGTCGTTGTAGAAAGAGGCGATCTTCTCAACGAGTTGTTGTTCGAGGTCGTTTGACAAGGTTCCTCGCTCTGCACCCACCGTATGCTCCATCACACGTGGTCGCGTGCGGATCGCGTCATGGGGTGCGTTGCGCGATTATACCGCTTCGCGATGTTACGCGCCACTTACTATCGCG